ACCAGTATTGCAGAGGCCGATTGCTCTGGAAATACTTGTTCGGCAAGTTCGTGTAGTCGTCGCGGTTCATGCGCGCCAACGGGATTTCGGTCGGCATGTTGCCGGTATAGATCTCTTCGAAGACAAGATTGCCGCTGGTTGCGCGCACACGGAAGTACGGCGTAGCGACAGAGCTTTCGAGGTCGAACCAAGTCCACTCGCCTGTCGTGGCCACTGGGTTCTCGGTCTGGATCGTCTCCCAGACAATGTTATCGGGCGAGCGCTCAAGCGCAATCGGCACCGATGCGGCGAGCCATTTAACGCCGACTGTTGTCACAAACGTATCGCCACCGAACGCAATGGTGTGCGTGGTCGATGTGGTCGTGTCGACGCCAGAGACGGTCTGAAGCTGCCGCAAGTTGCTGTTCAGGATGTCGACGACCTTAGTGTCGAGCACCACATCGCCAACGCCGTTGTACAGCGGGATGATCTGCTTCTCGATGCACCACAGAGGCGCGCCCATGTTAGCCAGATCCGACAGCAGCAGATAGAGCTGGTCGTTAGCAATATCGACGTATTCAGCCGTAATGCTTTCGGCAGGCAGCTTGCATCGACGGATGGCGTTTTCGATCACCTTCCGCGTGTTGAATACTGTTTGTGAGACCGTGTTACTGTAGGCCATCAATCCTGCTCGCTGGGTTAAGTCAGCAGCCTACTAACAAGAGCAGGCATTTCTGGCATAGGGGTTATACAAGAAGAGGCGGCCAACAGCAAGTCAGCCACCTCAATCCCCGAATTTAGCACTTACCGCCTCTAGGCATGGCCGAAAGGCCGCCCTTGTTGCGGCTTATCATTGGGCGATCGCTGTGTGCTGGAACGCCGCCGCCTGCTTTTCGGGGCAGGGGGCGAACCATCATCCGCGCCCGATCTAAATCGCTCATGGTTTTGGGCATCGGCTTCTTTTTGGCGCGGGCTTCGCCCTCAGTCATGGCGCCCATGCCTTTTGCGCGGGCAATACCGAGTTCTGCGTCCGTAATGCGGCGACCGCTGTCATCGGTTGGACGTGTTGAGATGCCCTCGACTGGTGGCTTGCGGCCCTCCACGCGACGGGCTTCCGCTGCGATCTCAGCCAGCGTGGCGCGCTTGCCACGTTCGTTGTACGTGCCGCCCTCTTCCATCATGCCACCGCGAGCCTTCTTGACGCGTGGGATCTTGGCGCCGGCAGCGCGAGCTTCGTTCAGCGCAATCGCTACGGCCTGCTTGGTCGACTTGACCTTGGGGCCTTCCTTCGAGCCGCTGTGCAGCTTGCCCTTGGTGAACTCTTCCATGACGCGGCCGATCTTCTGCTCGCCCTTGTTGACGTGGCCACCCTTGGCGTACTTAGCCACCAGAGCAGACTTGCTCATTGGGCCTTCCCCGCCGGGCATGTCGGCGCGGCTGACAGTCATGCCGCCGTTGGCAAACTTGCGACCCGAGGTGGTGTCGTAGCTGGTCTTTGTGGTGTTCTTGAAACCGTCCATGTTACTTACCTTTCTTGCGGGCCGCAGCCATATTATCAATCAAATTTGGATAGGGTCGTCCGGCAGCGGCGGCACGCGCCTTGGCAGACTTTTTCTTTTTTACGGATAGGCTCTTCGGCTCGCCGAGATCCTTGGGGCGCTTCTTGTCCCAAACGGGCTTTACGGAAAACTTGCTCATCAGCAATCCCACTTTCTTAGAGCCAAAGCCTTACGCGTCGGCTTGCCGTTGTCGTCTTTCATCGCCCCCGGCATGCCTGACATGCGCGCACAGAAGCTTTTGCGGCGTGCGGCTGCTTTGGGGGACTTTTTGGCCTGTTTGGCCGAAACTGGAGGCTTGATGTCTCGGCCCTGCGCCTTCAGAGAGGCGCGGCCGATCGCATTTAGGCCGCCTTCGGGGTTCTGGCCCTCTTTACGGGTCCAAGCGCCCTTAGAAACCGCGCCGCCCTTCTTAAAAGGCACGCGAAGGTTGGCATTTACGCCCTGCTGAGCCGGATTATAGTTCAATCCTGCGCTCAAACCGCCCGGTTTCTGGTAATTTACGCCAACATTGGTGATTTGCGGCTTCACTTGCATGCCCGGAGCGCGCATCGCGTTCATATTAGCGCTCAAACCGCCGCCGAGGGGCATATTTACGCCCATTTGCTGCATGCGCTGGTCAGCCTGCACGTTCATCGAGGGCGTTGGACCCTGCGGCTGCGGCTGGTAACCGCTCGGCATACCCATGCGTTGGTTCTGCATGACGCCAAGCGCGTCGTTGATGTCGTCCCGCGCCCGAAGTGCTTTTAGGTCGAAGGCGAACTCTCCGGGCATCAGGCAATCCGTTCAGATACGAGGATGATTGACGGGATTGCCGGAGCAATCGCGCCAGCGGCAATGAAGTCGAGCGTCACATCTGCGTCTTCAGGCAGCCACATGATCTCGATGTACTGCCCAGCGGTGACCTGCTCGTATATCACAACCTGAAAGAACGTAGCGCCACCGTCTGCGGCCTTAGGAACATTGGTTATAGTGGCGGAGTTTGCGATGTCAGTGCCGTTCTTGCGGAACCACACAGTTGCGTCGTGATTGCTGCTGTCTACGTTCTTGAACTGGATGCTCGGCGCAAGCATGTACGTGCCGGCCACCGCGAACGTGATGCGCGTTGGATTACCGCCGCCGTCATTGGCGATGGTGATGCCCGCGCCGAACGAGGTGTTCTCCAGCTTGACCGCCGTGGCAGCCGAGACACTGCCCGTCTGATCAGTGTTGCTGAACGCCTGAATATACGCGCGGCCGGCGAGCGACAGGAACGGCACCGCATTGGCGCTGTTGCCAATGTCGCTCGCCGCCACTTTCTTGCTGGTGCCGCCCTGCACGGTCTCAAAAAGCTCCGTGCCCGCAAGAGGCGTAGTGGCTGCTGTGAGATCCGTGATTTTGACGTTAGCCATTATTCTTCGCCTTGGTTAGGTGTACAGCACCGCTACGGTGCCCGTAGTGATTACCGTCAGGCCGTTGTTTGCAGCAATCCCGTTGCCACCAAAATCGACAGTGTCGCCAGCAGCGGCGCCAGTCTTGGTGTACAGGATCACGCCACTCGCGGCGGATGCGTTGTCGTAGACAGTCACGTTACCAGCGCCAGTCACAGACAAGCCAAAGAAGCCAGCCGGTGTGGGCTTGATAACTGTGGTGGTATTGTTGACTACTCGGTAGCCGAGTTTATCGCCCATCATGTTGAAATCTCCTTCAGCTAGAAGGTGGCCGCCCAGACCCAAGGGGTAGGAACTGAGCGACCACGCAACTTATATCACATCGTTTGCAAAAAGCGATATGCCTTAAGCGAGGGTGCAACCGTAGTTGCTGACGATCATCCAGCCGAGGGTGGTCAGGTACTGAAGGACAATCGTGTCGCCCACGTCGTTGAACGCGATGGTGTTGTAGCCAGTCTTGGTGGTCGGTGTGAGCGTGCCTTCGCCGCCGTCAACAACCATGATGATGGTCAGGATCTGGCCGTTCGCGCCGTTGGCGAGCGTCAGGGCGTCAGCGCCAGTGGTGGTGAGGCGGACAGTGCCAGCCGTGATTGGAACAGCGCCAGCGCCCGAACGGGTCGCGACCGTGCCGAACACGCGGCCGGTGAGATCGCCGGTGACGTTACCAGTGATGTTGCCAGTGATGTTGCCAGTGACAGTGCCGATGAAACCATTCAGCGATGTGACTGGACCCGAAAAAGTTGTAGAACCCATGTTCATATCCTTTTGCACAAGTCGCTCGCCAGTCTGTGCATCGTCCTCTGGGAAGGTCTGGCAAGCTAATTAACCCAGTGGCTTGTGGTATAGCACATACTCACGCGCCTTGGCTAGTAGCTCTATGCTGTCGTTAAAAAGACCCAAGCCGCGGTTGCAGTTGGAGCAAAGCAGGGCGCGAATTGCGCCTGTCGCGTGGTCATGGTCGATGGCCAAGTCTTTGGTTTTGCCAGAAGCTTTGTCAGGCGAGGTCTCAGGTTGGTGGCAGATGGCGCAGACGCCGCCTTGGGTGTGCAGCATCTCTTGGTAGCGCTGAGCGTCAACGCCCGCAGCTTCCCACTTGCGCTGCTTGGCGTAGTGGGCGTGGCACAGCTCTTTTGCGTATAAGTAGTTATCGCAACCGTTGATTATGCAGATGCGGGCGGGGCGCTTGCGGTCGGTGTATCTGGTGTGGCCGTGGCGTAGCAGACGCTGGTAATGTGCGTTGCACAGCCCCTTGGCTTTAACTGGCTCAACGCAGCCTTCTTCAGTGCACTCAGGCGGCTTATCCATAGTACGCGTGCGCACTTCACTTAGCGCAGACCCGCGTTGACGTTGCATGTAATGGGTTAAGCACAGGCCGCGAGCGTGATGTGTTCTTGAGCAGCCAGCAAACGTGCAGCAGTCATGTTCTTTTCGCATAAAAAAAATCCCCTTCCGATGTAGGTTTGTAGCCTAGTATCGGAAGAGGACTTTTGCAAGCGTTTAAAAGTGGCGGAAATCCGCTACTTTATTAGACGCCCGGCGTACCGTAGATACCACGCGGGTCAGTCCACCCGAAGGCATACCTTTCGGTCGCTTTGTAGCGCATGCTGTCTGTTTCGAAGTCGCCTTCCATGGACTTTTCAAGACCACGACGCATGGCGAGCTTCAGGCCTTCAGGCGCATCGGTTTCAACCCACCAAGCGGTGGACGAAGTGATACGCGAGAGGTTGGCCTGACCTTCCGCCAGCAGCCCCATGGATTTCACAGGGTTGATATCGTTGTCAGCAGTACCAGTACGGAGAACCGACTTCAGCAGAACTTCAGCTTGGAAGACGTTGCTTGGACCAGCGACGATCTTCTTAGGCGTCAAACGGATGCGCTTGCCGTTGTTGTCAACAGCGTTGCGGATCTGGATGAGAAGCTGCTCAAGCGACGTTTGCGACAGAGCCGCAGCCGTGTTGAGCTGGTTGCTGAAGGTAGCACCGTTTGCCAGCGGGTGATCCGTGGCAACGAGGGACTTGCCGTCGCCGCCGACATACGAACCGTTGAATGCACGGTTCAGAATGTTTGCGCCAAGGGTTTCCTTCGTTTCGATCAGCGACTGTGCAAGGTGACGAGCATAGGTCTGACCGATACGGATGTGGTCGCCGTCTTCGACGAGCACCTTCGTCAGCGCGAATGCAAGGCCGTAGACCTTGTAGACGTAACGCTGCAAGAAGAGCACGC